ACAAGTGTGCGGATTCAGCTTGGGCGGTTGCCGTCGCATTTGAACTCAGCGCAACCAACCCACGATTGACGGCATTTACGGAAGCCGGAACTCGGAATCTAGCCCACACACTGAAGTCACCAGTTCCAATATTCTGACCCGTCAGCGTCGAGGTGATGCGCGTCGAAGCCGTCGCCCCATCGAACGCCACCGCAGCGTAGTCGCTCGCGGCGGCGCGGATGGCGGAGGGGTTCTGGCCGGTGTAGGAAGTGAACGAGCCGGTGGCGGTGACAGCATCGCCCACAGCATCGCCGAGGGTTACGGCGTTGGTGAAGGCTACTGAATTGGTGAAGTTTGTCGCACCGGACACGTTGAGGCTTCCGCCAACGGTGGCAGCGCCAGTGATGTTGGCGCTGGCGAGTGTGGCGATGCCGCCTGCTCCCAGGATCTGGTTCACGGTCACTCTCTTCGTGGTGCCGCTCGCCGCCATGCTGGTGTCCAGCAGGTCGACCATTGGGATAGGAAAGGTTGCGGGATTGATCGGGTTTGCACCGATAGCCGCTAGGCCCGTGATTTTCGTGTCTGGCATGGCTTAGTTTGCTTGAATGATGAGTTTTCCGTCGTCCTCTTGGAGCAGGAAGTCCCCGTTCTCCAAGTCTAAAGAGTCGAATGTACCAAAAGTGATGACGATCTTGGACGTGCCGTCCTCAAGGAGAACGAAGAACTCGTCCTCCTTCAGCAGGTCGCGGCGCATGATCGGATAGTCCGCGCCACCGCCCCCTCCTAGGAGACGATCAACGCCTAGACCAAGTCCGAGTCCAAGTCTCACGTGGTTATACCCACTTGCGGTTGTAGGCGACCACCGACCCGGAGGACACTGCCACCGAGGTGATAACGCCATGGAGTGAGTCGCCAGCGGGCATAGTATACCCGGCTGGAAGGCCAATGATGTTGGAAGTCACCGAGCCAAGGATTGCCGCCTGGTTAGCATGGATCTCCATGAAATTGCCAGTGACGGTCCCCGTTGACGGGTCGATGTACCGGCCACCGTATTCGCCGGCCAGTTGGCGGTTAGATCCGACATTCATAGAGTGAACTTCTGACTACTGCGTTTTGTGCCACCGGTCCATCCAACCTGCAAGCGTGTAGCCCCGCAGCGCACTCGCACCTCGGGGTTATCCCGCTCTACTTCTTTGAGAAACTGGGAATCCTTCCAGCAATCGTACCCGACCCTGTTCCCCCAGGCATGGTAGAGGGTGGGGTCGATACGCATCCGCAGGCGCCCGATGCCGTCAACGGATCGGATATCGCGATCCGAGTCCTTGGCGATGCGCTTCTGATCAATGCCGGCCTTGACCCAGTCCTTCTGGATGCCGGTTTGGAACTCTTTGATGACGGCGCGGCGCAGTTCGCCGGGCATATCGTCGAGAGCGTTGGCGATGACGGAGGATGCGGAATTGTGGGCCATGAGAAAAGGAAAGAGGGGGAGGCCCGGGATGGACCTCCCCCGTTGAGACTGACTAGGCTCCGTTGAAGAAGCCAAACCCGCTCGGGTTCTTCACCACGAGACCGGCAATGGCCTCGACGAGGCGGGCAGGGCCGCCGCCGGCGTCGGGCAGATCCTTGACCTGGGGCAGTTTGGCGTAGCGAACCTCGACCATGTCCATGGGGATGACGTAGCCCTTGGTCGCCGTGGCGGTCAACGTGGTGCCAGTGGTGGACCCCAAAAACTGGGTCGGATGCAAAATAAGCCGGCCAAAGTCTCCCTCGAAAAGATCAATGGAGGACTTGAAGGTGTCGTTGGACAGGTCCTGGTTGAAGGTGCGGACGCTGGTGGCAGCGATGCTGTTGGCGTTGGCGACCTGAGTGACGCCAGAGGCCGTGAGGTTGGTGAACGCACGCTTGAGCGTGGTGCCCAGGATACAATCGTAGTCGCGGAAGGTGCCGGTGGCGCTATAGATAGCGGTCAGCACGTTCTGGGCAGTGGCTTCAACAAAGGAAGCCGCGGCAGTGGTGTCAACCGCGCCGGAGGCCGGTTTGAAAGGTGAACCTGAGGCGACCGCGCCAATGTTGGCGGAGTTGTCGGCGTTCAACCAGTTACCCATCGAGCCGGTGCGGTAGGCTGTCGAACTGCCGTTGTCGGCCTGGGCGGCCTGGTTGGTGCACATGAAGGTCGACTCCATGTCGCGCTTGATCTCAACGAGCTTTTTGGCGATGCCGTTGGCAACCTCATCGGTCACGCCAGCAACGTCCTGAGTCTCGGCGATGAACCCGATGCGCAGGTCCCGGCGGAAGGCCTGAGCGTAGTTGTTGAGGCGGGTCCGGTTGACCACCGGGTTGGAGGCACTGGCAACGGTCACATCAGTACCGTCGATCACACCACCCCACGCGGGGGCAGCGGAATTGTCGACCTGCCAACTGAACTGCATATTGCCGATGTCACGGCCCTTCGGGGCCATGGACACGAACGGGGTCGACTTGGCGTCGACGATGGCGATGTAGTCCGCCAGATCTTCACGAGCGGACGAGGTGGAAGCGAGCGGCACAGAGCCGCCCTGGTTGGGCTGAAGTAGGGGCATGGTTTAGAGCATCCTTTTGAGTACTTGGGCTAATTCGGTGGTCGTCCCGGACTTTCGGAACTGCGACTTGGCGTTGTCCAGGCCGACCTTGGCCGCATCCTTCTTTGCAGGGATTGCGGTGGGTCGACCGGGCTGACTGGGTGCCTTGGCCAGTGGGCGGGTGGCAGACGGCTTGCCCTTGGCGGACTCCTGCGCCAGACGCAACTTGCGCCCGGCAATGAAGTCACCGACCAACACTTGGTACTCCGGCAGTGAGGCAATCTGCGGCAGTTGCCGCAGGACGGCCTGCGCCTCGGTGTACTCGGTAGCTGAACGGTCTTTCCACCATGGATAGAGCGTCTCGGCGATGGGCTTGATCTGCTGGTAGTTCTGCAGGAAGCGGGCGCGGGTCGGTATGTGCAGGTCGATGGCGTCTTCTACACGCCGCTTGATCTGCTTCACGTCCTCCGCGCTGTACTCCTTGCCCTCCACTTCGCAGCCGTCGATGTTGTCCTCGCACCACCGTTTCAGATTCCGGGCCTTGCTCCACTCATCGTTGAGCTTCGACACTTCCCAGACATCGGCAAACGGGTCTGCAGCGGACTGCACCGCGGTCGGCCTGTCGTTGGTCTGCTCCAGCTTGGTCTTGGCGTCGTTGAGCTCCCGCTCGAGCGCCTCGGCCTTCTCCAGCGCCTCTTTCTTCTGGCGCGTGAGCTTGTCAATGCGTTTGCGGTAGCCCAGCGATTCCTCGTCGCTGTTCTCTTCGGTCTCGGAAAGAACCTCCTGCTCAGGCGACTCGGCCTGGGCGTCCGTTTGTTCTGCGGTCGGCTCCGCATCCTCGGCCTGATCGTCCACGGAAGTGGCTTCCGGCTCCGGCACTTGTCGCTCGACGGCTGATGCCTTCTCTTCCTCCCCGCTGAATCGTGTCTTCAGTAGCTTCGCCAACGCCGATTCGTCGAACTGCATCGGGTTGATTGGGGGCTGTGCCGTGTTTTGGGCAGGTTTCGCTTCCTGTGTATTCGTCGGGATGTCCATGCTTTTAGACCCTGCAAGCCGGGTATGCTGCGCCAGGGTTGTTTAAGGCCAACCAAGAAGCCGTTGTTTGAGTGAGAGCCTAGAATTGACCGGAAGTCAATCCCCTCCCATTTCTTAACGCACTGATTTGTGCGATGAGATCCTTGATCGCGGCTGCCCGGCCTGAGTTGTAGGCACGGTCCTCCGCGGAAAGTGATGGGAGGAGGGCGTTGAGCACCTCGTCCCGCAGCGTGTCGTCGATGAGCTGGCCCATGGCCTTGAGCACCGGGTGCTCCTCGGACACGGAAAGGGCCTCCGAGAGTTGTTCGTCGGTCAGTTTCATTGGACTCCAAGGCGGCCGGTGATGGCGTTCTGCTGCTGTTGGACGCTGAACTGCAGGTTCTCAATGTACTTCTGCAGGTTGGCCTGAAAGAGCGGGTCCTGCTGGAGCTGGGCCTGATATTTCGGGTTGGATTGCAGGACCTGTTGGCTGAATTGCAGGCGCATGGGCGCGGTGGGGTCGTTCTCCCGGAGCTGGGGAGGATTGCCGAGCGACATGAGCGCGATCTCGTCGTTGGTCTCGTTGAACATCTTCTGCGCGGCCGGTCCCTGCTGCATGACCAGCTCGCTGGCGAGGTTGGGGTCGATGGCTCGGAGGGCGACACTGATGAGCTTGGCACGGTCGATGACGCCGGCGGTGTCGAGGGGCAGGACGAGGGTGCTGATGGCCTTGAGCTTCTCGGTCACGAGGTCGGTGGACAGCTCGCGGATGTCGAATTTGAGCATCACGTCGAAGTCCTGAATGTCGGGAGGCAGCGGTGTGGCAGAGGCTGTGATGCGCTGGATCTCGGCGGGGCCGACGTACTGGAGCGTGAGGGACAGGACCTGGCGGAAGGCCTCGGTCCAGCCGTGCAGCCAGTTGTTGATCAGGCGCTGCTGGCGCATCTGGGTGATGACCGGCGGGACCTTCTCGGTCGGGCGGCCGAAGTAGCGGTCGGTCTGGGCCTCGATGGCCGCGATCAGTTGGAAGGCAACACCGGGCTCGCGGGCGGGCGGTGCCAGGAAGCCGATCTCGCCGCGGCGCAGGACAGGGATCTGGATGGCGGGACCGATCTTCAGGTTGCCGCCGCGGGTTTTGGGGACCTCGATGGGCGGGAGCGTGGCGAGGGACGTGTAGTCGAAGATGGAGTCGCGCTGGGCCTTGACCTCGTGCTGCCAGGTGGAACAGACCTCGGGCACGCCGCGGCTCTCGGTGATCTGGCGGTGGATGAGCTCGGAGCGCCAGATAACGAATGGATACTGGCCGTGCGTGTAGTCCAGCAGGTCGAAGTAGCCCCACTTGTCGCCGACCTGGGGGCTGAAGACGGTGTAGAACACGCCCGGGATACCGTCGGAGTCGATGGACTTTTGGTAGGCGTAGACCACTTCGATCAGGTTTTCGCGGTCGAGGATGGAGTTTTCAGCAAGGCCGACGGCTGCGTAGGTGTAGGCGGAGTAGTCCGAGAAACGGCCCATCGTGTTGATGGCTTCCTGCGCCCACTCGGCGTCCCAGTCCTCGGTCTCGACCTTGTTCAGAAGCTGGGCCTCGGTCATGTAGTAGCGGCGGAAGACAACCCGGGCGGACTGGATGTCGGTGGTCTCGGGCGGGAAGACCAGCTCGTCGTAGGGTGCCAGGGCAGCGACCATGGGCTTATTGCTGACCATGGTGGGGATGGGGAAGTCGCACTCGCCCTCGGTGCGCAGGTCGCGGATGGCCTTGAGGGCTCGGCGCTTGCGCAGGTTGGGGAAGGCGGCGAGCAGGAGCTCCGCGGATTGGTCGTCGGCCTCGGGGTTGGCGATGAGATTGGGCAGGTCGGCCAGGATGGAGCCCTCGGGTGACTGGGCTGCCAAGGCCATGATCTGGTCCATGGTCAGGTACTGCTCCTTCTGACCCATCTCCTGCTGCCAGGTGACGTGGACGCCGGCCCAGCCGTAGGTCCAGAGGTACTGGGAGAGCAGTTCGACCTCACGGGTGAGGTCATTGTACATCTTCGCATTGACCGTCCAGTCCATCAGGTTGTGCGCGGTGACCGCCTGGTCGAGCTGGCTGATGTTGGTGGGCGACACGCGGAGCATCGAGCGCCAGAAGGACGTGGAACAGAGGTCGACGAGGCCGTTGATAACCTCGTCGGCCAGCGGGATGCGCGTGTCGGAGGCACCGTCCCAGGGGAAGGCCGGCTTGTTGCGGTTGGCATCGTTGTTCTTCTTGCCGTCGTCGGTCTGCCCAGGCCAGCGGCAGTAGCGCACGTTCTCGGCATTCTCGACCCGGGCGAAGACGCCGTAGTCGGTGGCCGAGCGCCGCAGCTCCTCGGTCAATGCCGGTACATTGGGCTCGTCGCCGACCCGTGCCATCACGTCGGTTGCTTGCTTGTAGGAATCTCCTTGCATAGTCAAATGGTTTAGTATCCGCCGCCGCCGCGACAATCAAAGCCCCCGCGGCCTACGAACGCAAGACTTGAGACCAAAAGCATCCCCAGGCAGTCGATGGGATCTTTGGTGCAGCCCTTCTGCCCGTCGCGGCCGGTGTGCTCGGAGAGTGCGTAGGTAAGGTTGGTGCAGGTGTCGGTGATGTAGAGCGAGGGCTCGTTGAGCGCGGTGAGAGGCTGGGTGGCGTCGTAGGAGAGGAGCGAGTTGATGGCACTGGTGCGCTGGTCGACAGGCACGCCGGGTGCGGGAATGAAGGCCATGCCATCGTCGGTGGGGTCGTCGGATTCGGCCAGGAGGTCGATGAGGGTCGTGCCGCCGGCCTCGGATAATGCGGGGGAACCGCCTGCTTTCGGGTCGATCAGGCGCATCACCGGCTCGCCGTAGCCGAGTTCTGACTCAATCTGGCGGAAGAGCTTGCGGTACTCGGAGATTGACCGGCCGGCGTCTAGGGTTTGGGCGGGACCGAGCTTGCCGTCGGGCTTTTCGGAGGGCAGCGCCCACTCGCCGTAGTTGGAAAAGTCGGGGAACTCGCGGACCACGATGCGCTTGCCGTCCTCGTACACCAGGAGCCAGAGGCAGAACCAATTCCGGGCGCCCGCGGGGTCACAGACCATGTACAGGGTGCCGCCGGGGGGCACTTTGGATGCTGGAATGCAGTGGATATCCGGGCGGAAACGGGCGAAGGCCTTGCCGATGTTGTCCGAGGCCCAGCCGTAGGCCCGGGTCAGGATCTGGCCCATGGGCGAGGTGACCAGCTTGGACTTCATCTCGTCGAAAGGGTTGTACG